GTTTTCAACAAAATTTTCTAATGGCCTAATGTCATCAATTGAATCAAAATTATTAATTCTTACAGATTCAAACTTGCCTAATATTCCTTGACTGGCGGTGCTGTCTATCGTGCCTTCAAAATCCACTGTGAAGATTTTTTGACTGTCTGTGCTATCCGGTGTGCTAGATATTTCATAGATTCCGTCTGCCAGTGAGTTAAATCCAACAATTCCAACAATATCTCCTGCAACTAATCCATGCGGCTCATTACAAGTTAATTGTAGTTTGTTATCAAAAGTGTCATATTCTGTAATGGTTACATTTATGCCATTAAAGCGTTTGACGTCCCAGTCATCTGCATAAGTGTAAGCGCCTGCATTTGCCATCCATACTGTGTATCCTTCTTTGACATTAGTCACATCTAAAGCCAGTAATTCTGTTTTATTGAACACGGTGGCATCAACCTGTGAAGGTCTCACATACCCTGCTACAGGATATTTGAATATGGACCATGGGGTATTTTCATCACTCAAAACTTTTGCATCAAACACTGTTGTAGAAAACACTGTAGGTGAACGCAATAATTGTGAGTCTCCTACATTTTTTACAACTTCTGTGTCTGGCTCTTGGCCAATAGTAAATTGATATAATTGTCTGTCTTGCTGATGTACATCTTCATCTACAGCAAATTCATATTCTTTAAGTGTTCTGTGACCACCATAATCGCCTATTCTAAACGCATACTCTTCTAACACATCAAAAGTTTGTGATTGAAGTGCTTGAGGTTCACTCTTAAATCTTAATATAGGTTTTGTAGTGCCTTTGTCACGAATCATACCTTGATAAAATTTGTACTGTGTGGTTTCGTCTAAACCTAAATCTGCAAAATATGTTCTTGGCTGATATCCAATCAGATGCTGTGCAAATCTTTGCTGATCTGCATCAAAATTATCTGTTTCTAAAGAATAAAAATCTCTAAATGATTCTGCTTTGGCATCCCAGTTTGGCAACAGATCTGGAGTTGGTGTTGTTTCTTTTAATCTAAAGTTTTCTTTGCCAAACAGTGTGCTAGATGTATGATTTGTAATAACAGTATAAGTTTTTGTTTGATGAATGACTGTTTCGCCAATTTTAAAATCAGTGTTTGGATTCCATTGTTGAGCCACTGCTCTGTCTAATATATTACCCGGAGTATAAATGTCTCCATTCCATCCTGCTGTTCTAAAACCAACCAGTTTTACACGATCTTGTCTATTACCAGTAGCAATATCATAGACGACATCACTGAATGATGTAATGTTATCAAACAATAAAAGATGTTCTTTTTGTACAGCACGAATATCTGCATTGTATATTCCATTCACATCCGGATCTGTGCTTATAATAAATTCACCATCTGATCTGTTTGTGGATAAATCATTTGGGTTGATTGGTACACCGTCCTGTTGTAATACAGTGTAATATTCATCGTAGTCTGTAACATCATCACCAATGGTAGATTCACGGACAAACTTTAATTGCTTTGCCGCTGGAGATACTGTAATCACTGATCCAACTGCCCAATTCTGTGTTGTCCAAAACAAAAATTCTTTCACACTGAGATCCCAACTTAAAGGTAAGTTTAATTCTTTAGAAAATTCATCAAAAACAAATCCTTGTGATTCCAAATATTCATTGTAACCAAATATGAACTCGGACAATGCCTGCTCATCTTTAAACTCTGTACCATAAGTTACCAAAGCAGTATTTTGCAGATAATTTTTATATTTCTTTACTCTTGCACCACCTTGAAGAGGCAAAAGGTTGCCTAAAGATGACCAATTGTCAGAATTAAAACTTTGTTGACTAGAAATATTGTTCAGTGCTCTATAAAAAACGCCACTGTTCCTAACCAATGAGCCTCTAGCATAAAATCCACCTGCTTGCCATTCAGTAAAAGATTCAGTGACTCCGCCAACATTGATTGTTGTAAAGTCATTGCTTACTTTTGGTGGATAGTATGTAAATGTACGATCAAAATTTGCATAACCACTGACTTTAAATCCATTCACAGATTTTTCAATTATTATACCAGAATAATTTGCAGTGACCACTGGCGCCGACTTGTAAACAATTAAATCAAAATTTTCTTTAGGCATGAATACACTGCGGTTTGTTGTGGTTGGCGAAACGGCACCTATTGCAACTTGTAAATTATCTTTGTTGGAAAATCCACCTAACTTATAACTCAATTGCACATTAATATTATCAATTCTGTTTGCAATATACGTGTCAGCAGTGTATCCAAGATGTGTAACATAATCTGATAGAATGTTTACATAACCTGCTGTAAGAGTTGTACCACTTGGCAGTTTTAGTTCTGATGGTGATACTCTGGTTGTGTTATCATAGACTACTTGGTTGTCTGCGTTTGTGCTGTATCTTGAATAATCAAAAAACAATCCAGCATATCTTGCCGGCTTGGCTAAAAATTTTGCCACTTGTTCTGCAAATCTAAAACTAGAAGATCGTCTCCAAGCAGTTTCCGCAGGGCCATGATCACCATACAACCAATTTGCTGAAAGATCAGATGATTGATTTGTGCCTCCGCCAAGTATGCCTGCATTGCCTGGGGCCGCAAGACTGCCGTCTTCTGTTGCAGGAATAACATTTAAGAAACTTGATCCTCTAACATATCTTGTGTAATATCCTTTGCGTGGCCCGTCTGCAATAAAACCATCTGCAATGTCTTTCCATAAAATTGTGTTGCCTTTGGTATAAGGAGCAGATCCGTATTTGGTGTCCCAATATGAAGGTTTAGCAGAGAAGCCCAACATTTCCCATGGAGCAGAGTGTGGTTGATCTGTGTCATACCACTGTTTGTAAATGTTTCTCCAGTGTCCTTTTAGTGTGGTGCCTTTTATCGAATCTGTGTATTTGGTATAGTTGGATGTAAAATCGTTGCCTGCCTGATAAATGTTGTTTGTGGTGTAGTCAACAGCGTTTCCACCAGTCCATGTGTAAAAATCTCTAGCATACATTGTGTTGACTTCGGTCACTGTGTATTCATTGTTTCTAAAAAATCCATAATCCATGTTTAAAAGATTTGGATTGTAATTAACTTTTATATTGTTGTAAATTCTTTTTTCAAATTCTAACAACAAGTCATCTCTAAAATCACCGTAAGCAACTGTGATAGAACCATCATGTCCTCTGACAACTTCAATACCTGTCACTGATGAATCGTCTGACTGATATGTGGTATCGTAATATTTTGCAGGTTCATAAGCAGGTGCTAGTCCAAGTTTTGCCGGAGTTGCAGGCACAAAAGATCCTTTAGAAGTAACATGTTCTTGTATTTTTAAAGTATCGTTTGTATTCAGTGTGGCAAATATTTGTACGCCTATTTGATTCGACGAATCAGATGTAGTAGTGAATATGTAATCTTTACCATGCACCAACTGTGTGTTATTTAGATATACATAAACTGCTTTTGTACTGAGTGTTGTCAAAGTAAATTCGCTTGTCATAGGATAGTACACAACACTGCTGTCTACCACTGTGTATGTTAATGTGTTTTTGTCATCTCCATATGCTAACATGTCTGTGTCATAAAAAGCAAAAGAAGATGTTTTGTTTAAATTAACTTGATTCAGTATAGAATCCAAATTGTTTTCGTCTATGCTATCTAATGAGATACCACTTGTTCTATCAATTATACTACGTTTAAATTTTTCATATTCTCGACCAGCATATCGTAATGCTTTAGGAAGATTTAGCACAGCATCTTTTAAAAATATTGCCGCTAAAGGCACAGATCCTGCATGTTGTAAAATTATGCTTCCATAATCAAACATGTCTGCAATGTCTCTTGAATTATTTGTGCCTACTGCTGTGCCAGTAAACTTTGGATTTTCTTCTGATGCAGATGAAAAATGTTTTATCATGTCACCAAGTGTAAACTTTTGTATGTTTGCATTTGTTGGATTTCTTTGCAGTCCTTGTGCTGTCTCAAAATAACCTTTGCCTGATGGGGTACCAACTGTGGAATGTGCTTTGACCGTGATAACATCATCTGCTGTCGACAGTGTGTTCAATTGCACATACACAGATTGATTAATAATTACTTTTGACCATGCAGTGGTGTAGATTCCATTAACTAACACACTGATTGTCAAATCAGATAGAGTGTTTGCATTCAGATAATGATCCACAGAAAAATATTGGTCATCTTGTTCTGCTGTATAAATCCTTAATATTTTTTGTGGCGCAGATATTTTTTGTTTTTTCCAATTGTTTACAGACTTGAACCTAGATTCTGTTTCGTGAATGTGCGCCTGGAATTGTGTTAGATTGTTTACTACAATTACATTGTCAGCCACATATTGGAAAGTGTCTGTGTTGAAAGTGTCATTTATTCTGAGGTCATTGATTAATCCAACTCTGTCATACAGCACATTTTTTCCATATATTGTATCTGGCGTACCTTGTGTGCTTTGAGCGATTTCAAATAGTGTTGATCCAGTAAAGTTTGATGAAGTATAAGTGTCAAGATCAGATATGCTTGTGCCGTTGTTGTCAAATAGATTGAACAGTGGTGATTGTTGTACCGATGTTTTTGCTTGTGCAGTGATCCATGCAGTGCCACTCCAATAGTAAGTTTTGCCTTTATTGTTTGTGCCACGTTTTCCAAATATAGAAACGCCCGTGTCTACTGTGGTCGAGTCATCGATCAATTGTATTACTGATGATCCACCTACAGGCACAAACCCCACTGTGTAAATTTTATTAGCCACTTCACGATCATTTAAAAATACCACCTTGTCACCTGAACGTAAAGATGTAAGATCAGAAGTAAATCCTGTGGAACCCTGTACTGAGGACAACGCATCAGTTGTAATTGTGTCTATCACATCAACTTGTTTGCTGGTTGTGCCATGATTATACAATTCAAGTCCAGGCAAAAATTCTATAATAGGCCTTTTGGCTCTGGCTGTTTCTGATGTGGTGGTAATTGTGCCGTTTAATTCATCTGCTTTATCAATTGTAGATTTATGAAACCATCTGTTGGATCTTGACCAACTGTTTCTGTCTAGTGAGGATCTGTTTATTGTCCAGTAATCTGGAGTCAGCACTTGTCCTTGTGAATTGTCAAATCCTGTGGTGTCCCAACCTTGTGTTCCTGACTCGTCCCAAACACTGCCCACTTCAGACGAATATGATTCTGGCACATTTAGATCGCTATCCAAAACCAGTGTGATGCTGGACCCAACCTGCTCCACATAGTATGTGCTGTTTTGATATGCTGAGGTTACATCATTGGAAGTAATAATTCTCATGCCATTGCTAAGTTCTAGTCCTGTATAATCTGTGAATGCAGTAACTCCAATTAGATTTTCGTCTGGGTCAAACTTTTCATCAGCAAGATCCTTGATAATGAGTCTTCCTACCATGTTGACATGATTTTCACACTGATACCACAGCACTGTTTCGTTAGTGGTGCTGGAATCAGCCGCAGGCACTCTTAGGGTCACAGTGCCACTGTCAGTGCCATTGTTTTCTACATATGAAGAATCAAACAGATCATCACCGCCTGTGCCTGGCTGTGTCTTGATGTGAAATGGATGTCCTAGTGCGTCAATGTCAAATTTGTATGTGTTGCCTTTGTACACCACAATGTCTGGATTGTCATTACTTTTATTATTGAATACGTAAGCACCAAAGGCATTATTTGTAACTGATATTGTTACTGTGGCTCCCGGTACTCCAGGATTCAACAGCACTGTGCCAACACCTTGTGGTAACCAATAATACTGTCTATAGTTTACAAACTTATCAGGATCAATCAATGGAGCATAAGAATAACTGTCTTGTTCAAATAATCTATCATGTTTACTATTACTACCACCTTGTGCTTGTATTTCATTCACGATGTCAACATACTGTGAAGAAAAATCAACATTTTCTCCATCGGATCTATATGTGACTGTTGGCTCTAATTGATAATTTTGTCTGTTGTTAGACGACTCTTGTAAAAATACATCGCTGGCTTTGTAAGAAGGTTTAAATGTTTGCCCAACATAGCCTGACAGTTTTTCTAATTGAGTAGGCTCGATCAGTTGATCGATAGTAGCGGCAAGAAATTTTTTGTTTTTCTCTGTTTGGAAAATTTCAGGTAAAAGACTATGTGACTTACGAGTTGATTTTGCCATTAGTAATAACCTCCACTGCTACTGCCTGAACTAGAAGATGATGATGGTGTTGTTGTGCTAGTTGAGGTAGATGTTGTGCCAGATGAAGTTGTCGAAGCCGTTGAACTTACACTGGACACAGTTGCAACAGTGGATGTCGTACTTGTGGTGTCGGTTGATGTTACCACTGTGCCAGTGGATTTTAATTTGTCGGCTGATATACTTGATATAATATCAACATTGTCCACTGTGGCAGAACTTATAACTATTTCGTTATCTTGTGAATTAATTTGGAACAAAGAGCCAAAGCCATTGTCTGCTTGAGCAGGAACAATAACCACACTTAATACTTCTGGTGCTAACACATTGTGGATATAAGCCGCTAATTCAGTAAAATAAAATGTATCTCCAAAGTCCCAAAGATCTAAACTGAAGTATGTGTTTATTGCCGCAATACAATCTGATTTAATTTGATTATCGGACACATTAGTTTGTGGATTTTTTACAATCTTAAATTGTGCTTGTAATTGTGAGTCTGAACCTGGGCCAAAAATAAGTTTGTAATTGCCAGGATTGATTATAATTTCATCTGAAGTACTCTTCACGTCATCCAATGTGCCAAGATAGGAAGTTTCTAAATCGTCTAATGTTGGAGCCACAGGACGAGTTGTAATCTGTCCATTGTTTAACCAAGTGCGGAACGCTGTGTCAAAAGGTCTAGTCATTACATACATGTCAATGATGTTGCTGACAGCAGGATCAATTCTTCTTGATCTAGGAGCACCATGTTCGTAATTGTAAATTAAATCTTGTCTACCAATCTTTGCAGTGTAGCCTGTGACTGCTGATGTGAGACCAGTTGTGGATGAGTATTGGAAGAAAGTGTTGTCTCCGTAGTAGTAAAATAATTGACTGTTTGGATATATTGTAAAATCTGTTATTGCTGTAGAAGATTGAACTATGACAAAGTTTGTGTTTGAAATTGGATTTGTTACACTTTCGCCTCCTTCCACAGTGTCTTGAAAGAAAACATATTTGTTGGCTACATCTGTTGTAGGCTCAACAATAAGATCAAAAAGATCAGGACGATCCACTACACCATCATCATCTACGTCAAAGAATCCCACTTGCATTTTTCTACCATCTGAATAACCATCTTCTGCAAAAATATTTTTAACAATTTGCCAGTCGTAGTTGTAAGTGAGATTGGAGACAAAATCAGGCTGAGTGTTGCTTTTTAAAACCCTTATTTTGTCTTTGATTGTGTATCCTGTTTCTGGATCAGAAATTTGCACAGATTCGTCGAAATAAAATTTGTTTTTGGAAAATGATTGGAACACATATCTTTTTGCCCTATTAGTAACAGTGTATGACACTCCGTTGGTGTCGAAACGTATTAACCAAGAAGCATCTAGATTTGCATTGGTGGTGTTGCCTTGATTGGTTATACTGAAACTACTTGTTGTGTCTAGATCTGATTCTGCTATCACATACCATGCTCTAGATATTGTGTTGTAGCCTAAGCCAAAATTCTTGTACGCAATCACGTTTGCGATAATTGTTGTTTGCACAGAAGGTGTAAGAGTTGTAATGTAATCTGGAATAATTTCGCTGAGTACAGCAGTGCTAGGCAGTAATTGATTCAGTATCACAGGACCTGTGCCATCTGACAAATTGCCCAATCCACCATTTGATCCATCACCTTCTACAGAGATCACTTTAGTCCATATTGTGTCTGAAGAACCTGGGTGTCCAGCAGTGCCTGTCATCAGTGTGCCGTTGGCTGCCATGAAATGCGAACCTGTTGGTGCAGTAAATTTAAGCAACGCACCGCTAGTGATATATCTCAAGTTGGTAGTAGTAGAAGTGCCCAACGATAATGGACCAGTGTCTTCAAAATATCCTGTCACTTGATTTACAGTTTGTGTAGTCTTGTTCCATGTTCTGCCAGTACCCCCGGATATGGATGGATACTCGGAATAGTAATATTGTTTTACAGAAGATGATTTTATTGTAGTTGCTAAAGCACCGTTGATAACTTGTTGCACATCGGCACTGGTTGTGAAAGAAAAATCAAATGATTCATTGTCTGACTCTGTGTAAAGCATGCCATCATCAGCAACAATATTTGTAGAAGAATAAACTCCGGTAGGATCTGTTATGTCTAAAAATCTTGATATGCCACTGGATGTTCTTACTTGTGTTTTTACTTTAGCAATTGAAGGATTCTGCACCCTGGGTACAATTTGATAATCTTCTGGAGTGATCATTCTGTTGTTGGTATAATATGATTGCGGAGCCAGTGTTTTAATGTCTTGCACACTCTCGCTTGCCGCCGCATTGGTCACTGTGCTTTTTAAACTGCCTGTAATTGTAAGCGTGTTTGTTTGTCCTGAACGTGAAACGTATTCTATATCAATAGCAACACTCTGCATGTTGGTTGGCTGGACGTAATAGTTTAATCCGTTGCTCTGTCTGAACGCACATCTAAAATTGCCTTTGGGCAGTGTGCCATACACACCGTCGGAAAATACAAGATCAACTTGATCGTTTGTTTTTGTAATCACAGCAAACTGATTGTTCACATTGTTTTCTAAAGAATTATAAATCACATTGTTGCCTGTGATTGCAGGTACTTTGGTCCATCTTTGGTTTATTACACCATTGTTGTCTAATTTAAATAAAAACACATCATCGTTATTAATGTTGTTTTCTGTTATGGATACTACCGTGTTAGGTGCTGTATTTGTTACCGTAAAGTCTTGTGTGTTTACTGCACCCTGTCTAAAGTGTACAAAATAACCTGTATTGTTCGAGCCAAATCCTTTGTTGTCATTTTTATAAATCATGCTCATGGAGTTGCCTGGTATTGGGGCTTCTTCGTATATGAATGATTCTCCAATGAAAGAACAAGGCACTGCTTCAAATTCCATATTGATCCCATTGATATTTCTATTAAAAGGAAATAGTGGAGCATCAAGATTGGAACCGTTGAATCTGTATAGTTCTGTAGTAAGGCCTGCTATAACATCTTGTGCTACTGGTTTCCCAACAAATTGATCTTTGGGTAAAGAAGAATTTAACACTGCATTGAACTGCTCTTGCCAGTTGTCATTTGTAACATCATTCCACTGTATTGATGTGTTTGATATGTCTTGACCCAACGAATCAAACACAGTCTCAGTAGTAGACACTGCATCAATTTTTAGAAATCCGTTGCCAGCAGTGTTACGTTTTGGTTGATATGAAATGAGTCTTGCTAAACGTAATACAGATTCTTTACGTTCTGCAAGATCAATAAAATTTTCTCTAGCATTCAAGTCTACTCTGTACGAAATAGATTGAGCAGTGTAGGCAATCAGATCAATCAATGCAATAAACTCTGAGGATTCAATGAAATCATTGAAGGACTCTGCATAGTTTAATTGGATATAGTCTATCATGGTTCTTCTGATAGTGTCAAAGTCATAAGATTTGAAATCAGCCTGAGTGAAAGTTCTATAAAGTTGTTGCCATTCTCTCGTGGCTAACAGTGAGTTTTGACGATTGGTTGATGCCATTAACTCTATTTATTGTGGAAAATATCTGGTGCTTTAATTTATTTGATTAGAACTGTAAACAGTTTGCTGTCCTGTCATAAGTCCTTCAACACTGTCGAACAATAAGTCCATAGATTCACCCAATCCATAGCCAATATACAACACACTGACTTTGACTTGAACTCCGTGTTCATACTCTTGTACTTCTAAACTGTCTAGTTGTACTCTTGGATCGTATGCAATCACATCCTCAACGTCTGTGATGATGTTGTTTTTTGTGTCAGCATCCAACGGATCAAACAAATATAGCCAAATGTTTGTGCCAAATTCAGGATTTTCTAACTTTTCGCCTTTGCGGATGTTGAAATGATTGAGTAAATCTTGTTTTACTAACTCTATGTCATACAATTTTGAATCTTTAAAAGTTCTGCCCTGTGTGGAAAACCCAGAATATATCTGATTTCGCACAGTTTTAGTCCTAATTTTTTGATCTTTGTATGTTATAACTGCCATTTGTATTATTTACCCTGCGTACACAGTGGCCGCACTGCCAATCATTGTGCCTGCGTCAACAGCGTCACCCAGCCTTGCACATTTTATTCCCACAACAAAAACTGTGGCGCTGGATCCTTTAATAACCTCTGTGTGATCTACGCAAACGATTCCTTCTAGAATTTCATGCACAATTGTAGCGTCACCCAGTCTGGCCCATAATTTTGATTCAGCAAACACAGTGGACTGACTAGGGGCAGCCAACACTGTTGCATCATCACAGTCATGACCTGTGGCCAGTGCATCTCCTGTTCTCACTGCCAGTGGCATTAAAATCTGTCCTCTAGCAATTCTCTGTCTGTCGCTGTGGGTGTGGTTTTGTTTTTGCGTTTGTTTTCATGTTCTGCATATGGTTCTGCTGTGGGCACACGTTTCATAATACTTTCTCTTGCATTAGGATCACGAGTAGCACTTACACCTGCGTTATCATATGTTTCTAAATTTGACAGCACTGTGCTTAGAACTTCCTTCCCAGGAAGATCTGTGTTCTCAGTGTTAAAATGTATTTCTCCTCCATTAGATGTATCTGTGTTCACAAGAAAATCATTGCCAGCAAAAGTTTTTATATCTGTGCCTGCTTTGATAAGACCATTCGCACCTATGACCAATTCATAGTTGGCACTGGATTCGATTCTGACTCGGCCAGTGGTTGTGGTTGGATCTGAATTAACTAGATGGTTGATATCATTGTCTGTGGTATTTTGTCCTGTGGCTTTGATGTTAACATTTCTGCCTGCTTCCATGTTGATGTCACGTTCTGCTCTAAAATTAAAATCATTTTCAGTATGCACACTGACTGAGTCTTTGGAGTAGATGTCTATTTTGCCGTCTGCTGTGAATTCAATCCATGCAGTGCCGTCATTGTTGGTGATGTATACCAGGCTCTCAGAATTGTGTAATAATAATTGTGCGCCTGAACGTGTACGCAATCTAATCAATTCGTTACTAATAGAACCGACTGCTTTTTTACCCGCAACAATTTCAGCAATGGCTGGTGTACCGTCATCCATTACAAATGATTGTCCTCCCAATCTGGACTGTGCAACACTTCTGAAATCATACTCATCAAAAGGAAAAGTGTTATTGTAAATTTTACCGTGTCTGTTGATGGCTTCTCTGCTGTTGGTCAATGCTTCAAAATCAACAGGGCCTGGTGTGGAAATTCCAAATACCTGCGAAGGTGTTTCACGTCTTGCACTGGAAGATGTGGTGCCTCTCACTGTGTCTGTGATCAGTCCTTGATTAATCAATGCTTCTGTGGCTGGCACATGCACTGGTCTATATCTGTATGCATTGTCCACTGAAGGTTTTGTGTTGAGTCGCGAAACATTTGAAGACTCTGCTCTACGTTGTGCCTCTGCCACAGGCAACGCTGTCGGATCATCTTCATCTGTATTTTCATTGTCGCCATATTTTAAATCCTCAAAATATCTTTTATTTTGTTCAGCATTGCCAATAAATTTTCCTGAAGCCGCCACACCCGGAGTCATGTGGTTCATAAAATCTTCATACACACATCCTAACCAGTAACCGCTGTTGACGTCGCCGTTTGCAAACATCACCAACACCTTTGTGTCAATATCGGGTGGTATCATCCAAAAGCCATATGACTTTTGTGTATTGTTGAATTCTCTGTTATTGTTGGTTGCTGACAGTGGAGTTTGTCCTGCAAAAGGAGAACAGTAACTGACTGGCACAGTCTGTGTTTGAATGTTTGCTTCCTCAAAGTCACCATGCAGATCAGGTATATGCACAAACAGTCTGCCCATACGATTGACATCAGTGGGATTTTTTACGTACCCTATGTAGGGGCCTGGAAAAGTTTTTATTTTCCTTTGTGCATCATTGGGTTGAACTCGTGTATTAAGAGCCACTATCTGCCACCTCCGAGTCTTTTACTGGCGTTGGTATTAGTATTTCTAGTAAGGTCTTTTTTGTCGGAAATTTTTCTCCCTTTGAAACGTCCGGATGGAACTTTCTTTACGTTCAACGTCTCCTCCAACTCTTCAAAATCAACCACTCTATCCCCAATTGTATTATTTGTTTTTGTAGTATTTGACGTTGTACTTGGAATTGGTCCACCCCTTGCATTTGGTTGATCCATATCAGTAAATTTACGAGTAGATGATTGTTGATGACGCATTCTTACCATTTGTAACACATTTGTATATACACCGCCACTGAACCTGTGCTCACACATATAGACTTTGTAAATGCCTGAGAAAAATGCCGCATCGCCTATTTTGAACAGTCCTGATGTGTCATCTAAATCCGTAGGAGTTTTAAAATTAACTCTGATATACACTTCATATTCATCAGTGACCACAGCACCATTGGCATCAATATTAGGTGAATCTGCCACGTGTGTGTTTTTTAATGGTAAGTTGGACACTGATTTTTGTTCAATCCAATACGGATCGCCGATAATTTCCATGTTGACCACAATTAAGTCTGCAGAAGGATCCATGATAATTGCTTCAAAAATTGTGGCAAGTTCACCATTCTGTTTGGTTACATTAGGGAACAGATTGCTGTTTGACACATCTTGAATTTCTTTTGTGACGGAGTCTATATCAGTGGCACTGGCACCTTTTGTTCCATCATTTTCGCTGGTGTTTTTTCCAGTGCCATCAAAACTGTCAGTGTCTGATTTAGACCCATCATTGTCTTTGAACTGTGAAGCCGCTTCAAAATATGCAAATTTGTAAGTGACATCAAAATCTAAAATATCTTGATTAGCCCCAGTGTAAAGATAGTTGTATGTGCGAGCCGGATTCACACCGCTGACCAAATCTCTGCTGGTTTTATCCATGTATGACGCAGACACTTGTTGATCTCTCATGATATAACTGAACGTATAAGATGGTCTGTTGTTTGCGTTGTTTGATTTTTTAATTTTAAGTTGTGTGAACAACTTCAAGATACGGAGAAATCCATTTTTACTAAGTGGATTGCCACTTAGATCAAATTGTGTTCGATAGAATTCGCTCTCACGTACCACTGCTTCTAAAAATGCTTGAATAGATGTGCCTTTGGGCACTGTGACTGATCTAGGATTGCCTGCTCCTACTGTGCCTGGCGGAGCACCATTGCTGAAATGCAACACACTGGATGATGCTGAT